AACCGTCATGGCCGACATGTTCGCCACGATCAACGGCTATCTGTGGTTTCCGCCTCGTGAGGACCGACCGAAGATTGACTTGTCCGAGGGTTTCGTCATCTCACTCGATACCGCCCCCGCCGCCAGCATGGTTATGAGCGGTACGATTTGGGTTGAGGAAATCTAGTCCAATGTCCACGATCTTCGTCAGCGCGGTTGATGGATCAAATGCCGACAACGGAACAACCTGGGCGCTCGCCAAGCAGACCGTGGCGGGCGCCCTCGCCATCGCCACATCAGGAGATATTATTGTCGTTGATAATGCCGGGACGTTTACGGCAAATGCGGCGCTTACCTGGACGGTTCCAGCGGGCAACATTGCAATAATTAGTGCTACGAGATCAGGCACAACGACATTTGTGCCCTCGGCAGGAGCCACTGAAGCACTCGGAGCGGCCTCTTTTACATTTCTTTTGGCTGCGACCAATGCCGCGTCAGTCTATATATTTGGTATGACCATAAAAGGAGGAACGAACAATAGTACGAATTGTAGCATCGGTATTGACTTTACTGGAAATGCTACGATGGTGTGGGATATTGAATCTTGTACGTTTGATATACCCTCGGTTGCTGGGTGCAATATAACGCTGGGTCGTGGAGCAAGCACAACCGCCGCGCCGTCTCTTCTTCGTATGATAAATTGTACTTATAACCGAACGGGTTCCAATACTTCGCAATATATAATTGTGGGAAACATAGTAGCAGAAATCATAAATCCTACATTTTCTTTTGCAGGAGCTAGTAAGCCAGCATTTCTTACCGGCGCGTCATCATTAGTACGTGGGTCTTTGACAATTCGAGACGGCGATATTTCTGGATATAATGTCTCTGGTGGTACGTTAATTCAAGCAGCGCAGATGACGCATTGTAACATCTTGCTTGAAAATCTAAAGCTAAGCGCAACACCTACTATAATTAGTGGTACATGGGCGGTGGGGACGGGTGGTGTAACAATTAGAAACTGCGATAGTGGGAACACGACACACGTTTTCGAGTTCATTAATGCCTACGGTACGCTGACGGCTGATAACACCGTCTATATTACTTCTGGTGGGGCAGTGTTTAATGGTGGTGGGGCCTCCTGGAAAATCATTACCACAAGCCTGTGTGATGAATGGCACCCATTTATCTTACCGCTTATATATGTTTGGGATACAGCTTTGACGGCGCAGACCGCCTCGATAGACCTTATTCGTGACAACGCGACGGCCCTGACCGACCGGGATATCTGGTCGGACCTTGACAGCGCGGCGTCGGCGAGCTTCCCGAACTACACCTATCAGACCAACCGCAACGCCCAGCCTTTCACCGGCTCGACAGCTAATCAACCAACCTCGACCGCCACCTGGACTGGAACCGGGGGGTTCTCTAACCCGACGAAACAAAAACTCCAAAACGCCTTCACGGCGGCGGCGACCGGTCTTCTTCAATCCCGCGTCTACGTCGGGAAGGCTAGTGAGACACTTTATATGGACCCCTTCATCGGCGGGGTAGGTTAGTTGGCGCGCACCGTCTGGGCCCGTTCCGGGGCCGTTCAGCAGCCGCCCTACACCGTATGGACCAGAGACGGGGCGATCGGCGCCGTCTCCACCCCGCCGCCCCCACCGCCCTGGGTCATCACCAGTCGCCGGATACGGCTGGCTGAGGAGACGGCTGACGACGACGACGAGATATGGCACCGCTCGGCGCGATATTCGTTCCCTGCGCCGCCCACGCCTCCACAGCATCGCCGGCTAATTGGCCTGATGACAGGTTGACATAGATGCAACACTGTGGCATATTGACAACACCAACACCACCTCATTTAAGGAACTGACCCATGAGTGCCGTCGAAACCGCCCGCGCAATGGTCGCTGAGGTCGAAGCCATGCTCGTCCGCCACAAGGACGCGCTCGCTGCCGCTGAAGCGGAGGACGCTGCCGAAGCAGCCCGCATCCCTACGGTAGCCGACTTGCGCGAATTTATCGCGCGCATGGCATAGCTGTGGGTGCCGGCGTTGTCGGCGCCATCCTCGCAATCCCAGTCGTCCTCTGGTGGTAGTGTGGACCCAACACCGTACCCGAGCTACCACTACATCGTAGGAGAGGTCGCAAGCGCCTTGGCTATCGTCGGGGCGTTCTTCGCCTACCTCCCTGCTCTCGCGACCCTACTGGCGATCCTCTGGTACGTGATCCTTATCATCGAGAGCCGCACAGGCGCGGCCCTGCTCGCACGCATACGCATCAAGCGAGAGGCAGCCACGCAGCGTTCGGTCGTCAAGGAGCACGCGCTCCTCGCCGCGGAGACAATCAAGGAACAGGCAACGATCGCAGCCGAGACGCTGCGTGACAACGGAGGCAGCCCATGAGTGACGACCCGGTAAACCAAGCCACCATCGACCTCATCAAGCGCAACGAGGGCTGCGTCCTGACCGCCTATCCCGACCCCGCGACCGGCGGCGACCCGTGGACGATCGGGTTTGGCCATACCGGAGACGACGTATCCCCCGGAATGGTCATCACCAATGAGCAGGCCGAGGCGCTGCTCGTCAAAGACCTCGACAAGTTCGAGACAGGCGTGAGCGACGCGATCGACGGTAACGCTACGACCTCGGACAATCAGTACGGCGCGATGGTCAGCCTGGCGTACAACATCGGCCTCGGTAATTTCGAGAAGTCGTCAGTGCTCCGGCTACACAACACGGGTGATTTCGCCGCGGCGGCCGGCGCCTTCCTTCTCTGGAATAAGGCCGCGGGGCACGTGATGACGGGGCTCGACCGCCGCCGGCACGAGGAGCGCGCCCTCTACCTGACACCGTGACCGAGCTTAACCGGAACGCCTTGTTCACAGTGATCTCGGTGCTGTTCATGTTCGCTCTGCCGTTTATCCTATGAGCCGGCTCGTCGAGATCATTCAAGACGTTGACGGCCAGTTGTCCTCCAAACGGGTGCTGGCCTTCTCGGCGTTTACCGCCTATCTGCTGACCGGCGTAGCCGCCATCTTCGGGCATGCCTTCCCTGACATCTTCGTTTCGGGACTGCACACCATGACCCTCGGTGGGATCGCCGCGGCCATACCGGAACGGTTCGCTCCCCCACAGCCGGGTAGACCCTGATGCCGATCGCCCTCCTCTCCATGCTGGCGGCTTGCCGCATCTGCAAGATCGTTCTCGCCGCCGCGGCTCTCACCGCTTTGTTCCTCGGGTTCCTCGCCTACGAACGCCACGAGGCCGCGGCCGGCGCACGCGCCAAGGTCATCGCCGAACAGGCAAAGCTCACCGCCGCCGAGAGTGAGCGCAGACAGAAGGTAATCGCCGATGCGCGTCAGAAGGCTGATCTTGCCGTCGCCGCAAACGCCGCGTTACAGCGACGTAATGCCGGGCTTACGGCCCGTATCAATGATCTCTCTCGTCGCAACGATAATCGGAGTTGCCTTGATCCTGACGGGGTGCGGCGCCTCAACCAAGTTGGACAGCCGGCCGGTCGAGGAACTGCGGGGGGCTGATGCGCCCGCTGCCCTGACGCAGCCCTGTGAAGGCCCTGTGGACCTCCCAGGAGAGGCGCTGAGTGCCGGCGCCGTCGAGCGCACCTGGGCTCGCGACCGCTCGGCTCTGGCCGCCTGTGCCCAAGCGCAGCGGGCCGTGGTCGATTTCTACAAGCTGAGGGATCAGGGCCTTGCGGGGCCTTAACCTTGGGACGGACACAGACCGGGAAGAAGCGATCGACACCGAGTTGAAAGCCGTCGTCATCGGGCTCCTCGAAGCCTACCCACTACCTGAGATCATCGCCGCTCTCTCCCGCCGCCTCGGGGCTTGCCGGCGGCTGAACCGAGAGATCATGGAGTGACCGGCTACATCGTCGTCTTGACGTTCCTGTCCGGCATTGCAGGCCACCCGCAACAGGCCACGGTCTCCTGCCCAACTACCGCCTGCATCGAACGGCTCCTGGTGTACGCGCATGAGAGCCGACTGCTCAGTCGGCTCCGAGCATGGGAGCCAGGACGGTATGCCCCTCTCTCGGTCGGTGAGGCCGTTGTATGGCCGCCGATGATCGACGAGCAGTTCCTCTAGCCGTTTTCCAAAACCACGCTAAGCCCTTGATCTCTGGTGAGCGGTTTTCCGTTCTGCGGTGTCTTAACTTACTGATTTTTTATATGGATACCGAGAACAGCATGGAGTAGCAAAGACTACGGAAATCAATCGGTTACGGGCTGGTTTTCCAAAAGTTTTCCATCGCGGCGCTCCAAGCGGGCCATCGCAGCCCCGGCCAATTCGCGGCGGTTCGCCGTCTTGGTGTAGCCCTCCGTCGTCGCCGTCTTGGCATGGCCGAGGATGAACGCGATCGTCGCGACATCACACCCCTCCTCCGCAAGAAACGTCCCGAGGGTGTGGCGCAAGCCGTGGAAGCTGAGCCCTGGCGCTATCTTGCCCTCGGCCACGAGCCGGCGGATCAGGCGGAAGAAAGCATTGCGCAGCACCTCGGCGGTCATCGGCCGCCCGCGCGCACCGAGCACTATCGTCAGCGACGTGCGTGGCAGAGGCTCCAGTATTTCGCACAGCCGGCGGTGAGCCGGTATCCAAACGAGCCGGCCTGTCTTCTGCGTGCGCGTCTCGAAGGATCGCCCGTCATAGCAGGCCCACGTCACCCGCGCCACGTCGCCCTGCCGGAGCCCGGTGTAGGCCGCGAGCGCGACGGCGACCCGGAGCCACGGCGTCGCCTCCGCGAGCACCTGGTCCACCTCATCGCGGCGCCAAGGACGATTGACCAGCTTCGCATCCCGCGGCCGGCGGATCGCGTCTACCGCCGCGGCCGGATTGGCAGCGCATCGGCCGCGCTTCATGCCCCATGAGAATAGCAGGCGCAGCACCTTCAACGTCGTGTTGGCCGCGGAGCGCGAACGGCTCGCGAGATCGTCCCGAAGCTCGTACAGGAAATCCGTCGTCACCTCGGCGAGCGGCATCCCGTCGAGCTTGCGTATACCATCAAAGACGCGCTGGTAGTCGTAGCGTGTCCTGGGTGCATGCGTAAGGAACTCGGGGGATGCGCGGTACACCGCGATCAGACCGCCGAGCGTGTCCGGTGGCACGCTCGGCGGTGGGCCGGTATCGAGCGCGCGGAGCTTGGCAACGAACTCGGCCGATCCCGGCGTGCCAGGAAGCCGGGTCATCGTCGCGCGATGATAGTAGTAGACCCTGCCCTTAGCGCGGGCGACCTTGACGCCTTTGAGGCGGACGATCATCACGGACCAACTGCAACCACTCGCTTGCGGGGCGAGCATCGACCTGCGTAGCGGGAGCGTCAAGCCATTTGTCGATCGCCACGCGGTCCCACAGGCGCTTCTTGCCTATGAGCCGCGGCGCGACCGGGACATGCGCGAGGAAGTGGTTGACGCTGACCCCGCAGTAGGCCGCCGCCTCGGCGCGGTCGAGGAGGCGGGGGTCCATCCTTACCGCTGGCCCCAGGGGGTCCACGCTTCCCCCGCGTCGTCGGTGCCTGTGATCGAAGCAATCGGGAACGGTGGGGTCGCGGTCGGCCGGAGCGTCGTCTCGTGTCTCCGTCCCTCGATCGCGGCGATTTCCCGCTCGATCCACCAGATAGCCTTGCGGAGTTCCTGCACTTCGGATTGGCCGGATTTCTTGCCGGCGCGCAGGAGGTACTTGAGCGGCGCCCAGCGGTAGGGCTTGTCCATCAGGAAAGCCTCTACCACGTCGATCGCCTCCATCCCGCTCGCGCTCTTGTAGTGGGCCGGATTGATGTTGTCGTAAGCAGCGGCGGGAGCACAGGCATGCCGCTCGCCCTCGATAAACCATGTCAGGCAGTCGGGGCACAACGTTTGCGGTTTTCTCGACGCGGGGCCGTAGCTTGTGCTCATAGCATCCTCCGAAAGTGGGTAAGCAGGGCCTCCTCGTCGAAGAACACTTCATCGACGATGTTGTACATCAAGTCCCATTCGGCCGGTTCCGCGTCGAAGAACACGAAGGTCGGCCGCGACCAGCCGTGCATGACGCCGAGCTCGATGTGAGCGGACTTGCCCGCTGGTAGCACGAGGATCGCTGCATCAGCAGCGGCGAGGTGGTGCATGTCGAACTCGAAGTGCAGCCTGGCGGCTTTGCCCTTGAGCGCCTGGGCGTAGGTGTCGCCGCGCTGGCGGTGGAAGCGTTGCCATTCCCCATCGGCGGTGGGGCCGCCCGCGTGCCAGTCGTCGAACACATCATGTCCGATGTCGCGCAGCCCCTTCCCGATGTTCGGGATGTGGGGGTTCTTGAGCGACCCGATCAGATAGATTTTCATCATGTCTCCAGCATCGAAGGGTTGACGGTGTAACGGGCGACCTCGCCGTACTCGGCGTGAAGGATGATCGCCTTCATGTCGCGCTGGGCGCGGTAGCCCTTGTTGTGCGCCCATGCGTCGGCTGGCGGCAGGATGCGGAAGCTCTCAACGCTGCAACCAGGGAAGTCGAAGACCTTTTGTGAGTGGATGTGGCCGGTCCACCACGCGCGGTGCTCGGTCGCGCCCCACAGGGCGGCCCGGTCAGTCGCCATGATACCCGGCAGCGCAGCGTACTTCGCCTCGTGGCCGTGGTGGGTGCCGATCAGGTTCTTGCCGAAGGTGAAGTAGTGGAAGTGGCTGGGCGTCGTGTCCACGGTAATGCGTGGGTTGTTCTCATAGATGTTGTGCAGGCACTCCATGAGGAATATGGACGATGCGAGGTCGTGGTTGCCGATCTCGATGATGACCAGCACCTCGCGGTGGCGCGCGGCGGCGGTCTCGACCGCGTGCCGCATCGTCCGCACCGCGGCCCGCACCATCTTGGGGAACCGGCCATCGCTGTCGAGCATGTTGCGGGATGTCGGGGTCACGGCATCGAATGAGTCGTAGTGCATGAAGTCGCCGAGGAAGACGACCGCACATCGGTCGCAGGCCGGCGTCGTCCCTACGAGGTGGGTGATCGCCTTACCGAGAAGCGCCTCCCCGATGTCCAGGTCGTAGGAAGAACCTGTCTCGTGCTTCCACGAGAGCATGCCCATGTGGTGATCGCCGACCGGGTAGCAGGCCATGAGGGCGGGGTTACTAAACCCACTGTAAAGGAACCCTTCCGCGCCGTAAGGTATGGGCTCGGCGCGCGGCAGGTCTTCCGCCATCGCCTTCGCCCACTCCTGCATGTTGTGGATGCGCTCGGCGTCCTCGGGCTTCTCGATGATCCACTGCGCACGCACGTCACCGTCAGGGCCGTACAGCGTGGAGATACGGGCGACCTTGGCCGGGTCCGGTACGTGGGGAACCTGGTCGTCGGTGCGGCCCGCGAGAACGAACCGTTCGCTCGTGACCTTCCCCTTGCCGTCAGTCGTGTAGCCAGCACGCTTCATACGCAGCCGCTCGGCACCACCCATGCGCTTTTTCATATCAGGTTTGCCAATAGAAGATCAGCCCGCATGAGCATCACCCAGTAGGTTGCGCAGGCGTGCTTGTCACGAACCGCTGTCGTCGTACCAAACAACGGCAGCCAATATGGTTGGAGGAGTTCAAGAACCTTCGCCAACTTCTGATCGTGATCGTTCCATTTGAACGCCATGAGCGCCCCCGCTCGCGAGACACGATACGCTTCGCTTGCGGAACCCGTGATAATATCTCGAATGTCGGCCGTGGTGTGGTGCCCATAGGTCTTGGACATGTCGGCATTGGCGCCGAAGTTTACGTGCGGTGGGTCAAATACCACGAGATCATAATTCGCACCCACCTCCGGCGGAAGCGCACGGGTGTCAGCAACAATCGAGGGGGACACCTCTGCGCGCTTGTCAATGAATGTGGTAAGCGGGTTGTTGCGGTCAAACCACATTGCGCGGTTGCCGGCGAACAGGTCTAAGATTTTCACGCATCGTCCTTCTGCGCTGGGGCGCTCTCGTCGTATGGGAACACCTCGTCGAGCGGGGTCTCGCGATTGACGTGGCGCCCGCGCGACCGGCCGGGCCGGAAGGGTTTGCTGCGGAAGTCGTACCATTCCTCGTTGTCGGCGAGGCGATCAAGCTGTGCAAACACGGGCTCCCTCCCTCTCTTAGACATACCCGGCGGCTTTCAGTAGGGCGAAGTGGTCCTCGGCGGACATCATCACGAACCATTCGCCGCGGCACGTCACACCGCGCGGCCCGGTCCTGGGCACGTTGCGGCGGAAGGCAACGAAGGCCATGTGCTCCGGTGGGGCGTCGCGGCGGGCCTGGTCCATCGCGTTGTGGTGGTTCAGCGCCTCGACCCACTTCACTTCGTAGTGGACGCCAGGGACGCTATGCACCACGTCAGGGCTGTCACCGCCACCGGCATGCTGCTGCCCACGCCGGGCCTCATAGCCGTGCTCGATCAGCTTGTCCCGCCACGCCCATTCACCGCGGATACCCTTGTCCCTGGAGTTCACGGTGCGAGGACATTCAACAAGATTGCCAGCATGAGGGCGACGGCGAACTGTTCGCCAAGGGCTCCGATCACCAAAATGAGCAGCGAATACATCACGCCATTCCCGCAGGCGGCCGGGCAATGAAATCAGTCTGCGCGTCGCATTGTTCTTCGAGATAGCAGAGGTGCGCGTGGAACTGAGCGTCCCATCGCCCGAGGACGATCTGCCGTGCATAAGGATTGTCCGACAGGTGCTCGGCTTGGTGGACCGCTGCGGCGGCGAAGACCGTCACCGCGGCCATCGCGGTCGCCGGGCCGTAGGTCTTGAGGGCTTCGTTGAAGGTCTGCGCGAGGTCGTTGCGGACATTGAGGATGTCCTGTGCTGCCTTGTCGTCGCTCATTTTTTGTACCTCGTGCCGGCCCAACCTTCAACGCTGATCGGGACTTTGATCTCCTGACTGTACCGGGTCGGTTCAGCCATGATCTGCTCATACAGCAAGTAGCCGCTGTGTGCAAGCGGTATCTCGCTCATGCACTCATCGTACACGGTGAGCACGAGCGGTTTGTGGGCGGCCTCCAGACGCTCACATGCTTCTACCAGGAAGCCGCGGGCGATCTTCTGTACGACGTTCTCACACAGGAGGCCACCGTATGCGTAGATGGTCTTCCACTGGCCCGTCTTCGTCGCCTTGTAGGACCACCCCGGCCGGCGGTCGTTGACATCCCACGGCATCGAGCGCACGCAGGTCCGCGCGTCCCTGTACCACATGATCTGCCCGTCGGGGAGGTGGCAGGCGAGCGCATGGGGGTGCCATTGGTAGACAATCCCGTATGCCTCGGCGCGACCCTGTAGCTGCATGGCGGCGAGCGCCGCGGCCTCCAGCGCCTTCCACAGCTTCGGCACCATCGGCGCCCACACCTCGCGGTAGGTACGGATGACACCCTGCGCGAACTCGTCAGGCTGGTCAGGGCAGTAGCGCGCCTTAAACTTGGCCCAGCCCATGCCGAAGCCGCAGCCCAGCACCGTGTTCTTGCCGATCTGGCGCTCCGGTACGTGGGCGTGCTTGTTGAGAGAACCCTTCGGCCGGTTGTAGATCGCCTCGGCCATGTCGAGGTACACATCGCCGGCTACCATCATCGCGGTCTTGTCGTGCTGCCCGGCGAGGGCGAGGACAACGCGCGCCTCGATCCCCGCGAAGTCTCCCGTGTTGAACTCGTGCCCGTCCGCGGAGATCAGTGCGTGCCGCAGGCCAGACGCCACCGCGGCGATCGGGTCGCCGTAGAGGTCGGCTACGAAATCGGCGCTTCGGGTAAAAATAGCTGAGACAAGCTGTGCCGGGTCGTGACCTCCCTCGATTTTTCCTCGGGGGAAATTTGTGGGCTGGAGGAGGCGGCCGGCGGTGCGGCCGGTGCCGGCTCCGTGGTACTGCTGGGTGTAGCGCACCCGCCCGTCGCTGTTGACGCAGGCAAGCATGCGGCTGAGCTTCGCGATGCTCGCGGACCCAAGCACTGCCCTGATCTCAAGCACGCGACGCACGCTCTCTGGAACGGGTCGAGCACCTTGCAGTTCGCTTGCCTCCATATCCGGCCCGTCGTCATCCTCCTCCTGGTCCTCCGCGAGCCCGGTAATCCCGAGCGCCTTCAAGTTGTCCTTCGCCAAGCTGTCGATCTCGAAGCCCTGGCTGTTGCACCAGGCAAGGAGCTTCGCGGTCTGTGCAACAGCGAGGCCGCCGGTCAGCGCGTCGAACTCGGCGGCGAGCGGCTTGGACGCCTGAGCCACGATGTCGAGACAGGCGTGGACGTAGCCGATGTCGATGCGTAGGCCGCGCTGATTGATGCGCTGGTCCAGTTCCCATACCCGACGCTCGTAGGGTGTGAGAGGCCCTATGGCATCGCTGAGTGCGATCTCGGTGCGCACGTCTTGCAGGCAATAGGCACCGACACGCTCCAGCGTCTCAGGGCTCCGGTCATAGGCGCCATCGGGGAACTGCCGGCGCCATTCAGCCTGTGTGGTCACGCTACTGCTCGTAGGGCTACCGTGGTGCCACCTTCGGGCGCGTGTGGGTCAGGCGGTCCTACCTCGTGATCCATGCGGACCCCGTAAATTAACAGGGCGCGCTCGATGTCGAACAGTGTGTCCGCCGACGCGCCATTCTTGCGTAGCCGGCCATGACGAGCGACGAGCCCGTTTACCTCGATGAGGTCCAACTCGGTCACGGCCCTACCAACCTCGCCATCCATGTCTTGATCGTCATCGGCTTGGAGAGCGAGATCGTCAAGGCGCTGCCCTCCATGTCTTTCTGCTCGGTGAGGCCGAGCACCTGTGCGGCGGTCTCCAGCTTGGCCGGCAGCCCATTGTAGAGGCAGCGTGCCATCGTGCAGTCCCATCGCTCGACCGGAATGGGCGGCATGCCATATTGCCGCTCCATGATGTAGTGCCAAATCGCTTGCTCGAAGCCGGCGTTGTGGGCCTCGAAAATCACTTGGTCCCACACTGCATACTGGCGTAGAAGTTTGAGCAGATGGTCGTCAATGCCGGGGGTCCATATTGAGGAGTGATGCCCGTCAACGACCCACGCCGCACACAAAATTTCGGTCGTCGGGTCTTCCGCGTAGCGCCACGCCCCCGCTTCCTTGAGGTCGCAATTGCTCGCAGTCTCGAAGTCGAGAGTGAGACGCATCAGAACCAGCGCATATCTTTATAGGGCGTTGTTGGCGGGCGACCGATGCCCTTGGCCTTTTCGCACACCCCGCAGGCGTGCGCCACTGTAACGGTTTGTATCTGTGAGCAGCGCGCGGAATACGCGGTAGGCGTCGCCGAGCTTGGTGTGCAGGATGCGGTAGAGGCGGTTGCCCTCATTGTCCACGCCGTAGACAACCGGCCGGCGGCGGTTCTTGCGCTCGGCCACAGCGAGGGCGGCAGCGAGCAGCACCTCTTTCAGAGGTACGCCCGCGTGGTTGTAGATCATGGTGTTCTCCCTTTGCTTTCGCCTGCCGCCGCGTTGCCCAAAGTAGCCCTGTCTACTGCCTGGAGTCAGGGATCGAAACCAGGATACGGCCGGTGCGGCAGGCGAAAGAAAAGGTGCGGGCCTCGCACCCGCCTGGGGGTCGTTGTTTGTTTCGCAGCAAACCCCTAGCGATACGCTTATTCTACACGAGCCCGGTGAGGCCCGCGGTTGGGTCGATCGCCGAAACGTGCCCAGTGTATTTCGAGAAGTCAGTCGCGGGTCCGTACTTCTCCTCGGCGTCGGGGCCACCCGCGATGCGCTCGCCGCTGTTCAGCGACAGCACCTCGTTGAGATAGGCCGAGACACCACCGCCCATGCCCTCGTAGCCGGCGATCTGGAAGGTGCCGATCGCCAGCACGCCGCTGTAGAAGAACGGCGTGGCGATTTCGCGCGGGGCGTCCGATGTGCCGTACTGCACGTACTTGCCATTGAGGAGCACCACGAGGCGCGGGGGCATCAGCGGCGAGCCGTCCTGTTTCTTGACGTTGGAATGGGGGTTGAACATGACCTTGCCGCGCGCCCACTCGCGGTCCTTGCCCTTGGCCTTCGCCTCGTCGGCGACCTTCGTGCCATCCTCCACCGGGAACTTCTCGGCAGCGCCGGCCGGGAGGTTCGCACGCAACATCGCGCGGATCGGTGCCCAGTCGGGGTGATCGGGGGTGAACAGGAATGTCGCTTCGTAGGCGGCCTTGAACACCCTCCCACGCACTGTGCGTTCGGGCTTGGGGGTGATGAGGTAGTTCCACACCATCGGCGCGGGGTGGGTCATCTGGTAGTTTTTCGTGAGGTCCATGTGGGTTCCAGTCAGGTTTGAGGGAAGGCGAGAGTTTTTGCACCTGATGCTCACAAACAGGGCTGCACGTTAGATCACAATCACTCCGCTGCGTCAAGGAACTTCGTTGGGTCGCCGTACTTTTCTTCCGGTGTACGCGGCACGACCGCGGCGCGTGGGTCGTCGGCGAGCGCAACGGTGTATCCCGCCTCGGGCTTGTACGCCCACTCCGACACGAACGCCTTGCCCTCGGGCAACTTCTCCAACGCGGCGGGCGAGAGCAGCTTGGGCTCTGTGTACAACGCCTTTCCGAAGCGCGCAGACATCGCCTCCTCAAGTGTGAAAACCTCGGAACCGTCAGGGCTCTCTACTTGGGTCTTCCACACGCGGTCGGTCTTCTGGAGCACGAGCTTGGTGCCGGGCACCTCGACACCTTCCATGCGCCGGCGGTACACCTCCTGCTCAACCGCCTTGATACGCATCTTGACCGTGGCGGTGAGGGCGTAGTCACGCCCAAGCACCTCATCGGAGAGCGCGGCAAGCTCGGTCGTCGCCCCGGCGAACGCGCTGAACGCCTGCGACATGGCCGGACAGACGAGCTTGGCCGGGCAAAACCGGCACCACTCACCCATCTGGAGGTGCATGTCCTGCGCCTCCAGGCGCATCGCCGGCAACAGCACGTCGTAGAGCCACGCCTTCAACTCGCCGACCGTCGTGCGCCATGAGCGTACCGGCTCAGCCCATGCGACGCGCGGCTGGCAGATCGTAAGCTCCACGCGGTCGGTGTCGTCGAAGTCAACGGGCCGCTCCATGATTGCCATACAGGCGTAATACATAAGCTGCTCGTTGTTCTCAGCCTCGACGTACACGCCCTCGCCGTGCTTGTAGTCAACGATGTGGAGAGCGACATCACCGAGCACCGGATCGAGCACCGCGTCGAGGGTTGAGAACATCAGCGGGTG